GCGAGAACATTTCAAAAAACAGTTTTACCTTGTCCATCGCTCCAGGATCGTCGCTTACGACTGCCCAGGCCAAAATTGCTATGGGCAAACTTAAAATTATTAAAACTGCCTCGTCCTTCCAGTCTGATTGACGGGCTTCAAGTAGTTTTCCCTGGTAAGCTTCTTTTCCTTCGGCCATACGAGAGGCATGCATCAATTGTGCGTCTGACATTGCCATTTTAGTCTTCTGTTTGTTAGCATAAATTTTTGATCCTGCCGAAACGGCTAGTTTTATTGCACTAAACCACATAATTAATTTCCTCCTCTAATAATTGACACTTGATCTGGCGCTTTATCGCTAGATGGTAGTGTTTTACCTAAGATTGTTTTTTGAATAGAAGTATTAGCACGTAATTCTGCTAGTTCTTCGTTCTGATCTAGTTTTTCTTCGACGTTTGCTTGGTTCATCATAGCTTTCATCTTGTCTAGACTCATTTTGTCTTCACCTTCTTTTTCTTTTCTTGCATTATCTTTAGCTTGAAGGTCTAATTCTCTTGCTTTTAGTTTAGCAATAGGGTCATTACCAAAATCACCGGTAATTTTCTTTTCTTCTTTAGAGAATTCTTCCATCATTTCTGCGATCAACACTGCTTTTCTTGATTCTATCTTTTGTTGAAGCATTTGAACTTGATTTTGTAGGTTAGGGTTCTGCATCATCGCTTGTCTGTTCTGTAACATTGGTATCATTTGTTGTAATTGCATTAGTTCGTCTCTAAATTCTAATTCAATTTGTTCTTGTGCCATTAAACTTATGTGTTCAAGTATATTTTTTTCTAATGCACCATTAACCATCGGTGCATTTTTTACCATATTCGTTCCCATAAAGTTTAAGTGAGCGGTAATGTGTGCTCTATGGTCTTGTCCAGCAAAAGCTTGAAAAGGTTTTCCACCTAAAGCATCAATATGTTCTAGTGCAGGGTCTTTTGGTGTTGGTTGTGATGGTCTTTTTAAAATTAAGTCAATATCTTTTACCCCCAATGCCTCATACATATTACGATACACTTCGTATTGATTATGTATTTGAGGGTTCGAGGCAGCCAGTTGCATCTCCGTTTGGGCTAAAGAAATCCTTTGAGTCTGGCTAAAGATGTTTGGATCAGCAACTGGTAAGATGTCTACACGGTCATCAAAATCAGTTTGTTTAATTTGATTTTGTCCACCGATTACATCATAGGGGTAAACTGGAGGTAAATATAATTTAAATACTCTAGCTAAAATTGTAAATTCTTTTTTCATTGCAGCATACATTCTCTTATGGATCGCAGACATTACACGCGATCCTCTCTCCAACATAGCCACTGTCGTGCCCACTGCTGCTTGTTGGTTCCCGTCTCCTACTTGCAGGTCCGCAATCGATGCGAATCGTTGTCCTGCTGATACCACGACACCCATAAGCTGTAATAAAGTTTGAGATGGTTCTTTAAACGGTAAGGTCATAAATGCATCTTTTAAGTTTCCACCTGGTGCATCGACATCTCTAAATTCTCCGGGTTGTATAGATTGCGCTTCATCTCTCATTTTGATTCCACGCATTTTAAATCCTGCGGGTAAGTTTGACAAGGTTCCAGCGTCGAGTAATTGTCTTAAAGCTGCGGTTGCTGTTCTTGATAATCCACCGATCATGTGAGTTAAACCAAAACCATAAAAACCTAGTCCTGGTAAAAATTTAAAGTGTACAAAATAATTAATTTTGTTTTTTTGTTCGTCTCCTATTTCATAGTTTCTTCTAATAGATAAAACTTTTCTTGTTCCTTCTTCAACAGTTAAAACATATGGAATTTTAATTCCTGTTGGTTCACCGTCTGCTCCAGAATCTTCAAAGCCTTCAAGATCTAAATCAACATGGCATTCTAAAAGGGTATACATTCTTTGATCCCTGCCTCTCGATGTTCCATCCAATTCTCTTTCTGCTTTTTCAGAAGAGGTTTCATTCATGTATGCAGGATTAATTTCTATGTCTCTATAAAATCCACCAACTTGTTGTTTTCGTAATTCATTTTCTGACATACGAACTCTGTGTATAATAGATTCACAATCATCTAATGATGTTGCCGTATAAGGTACAACAATATCATCTGCAGGTACAAATTTTGAAACTGCTCTTTGCATAATTTCATCGTAATAAACTTTTTTAAATGATGATCCTGCAAGGGGTAAATAAAATAACATTTGATCAAACTCTGCTTCGTACTCTGGCATCTCTGACATAATTTGATAATTCATAAATTGTTTTACTCTTTGTGATTGTGCTTCTTTGTCAGGTGTAGGCATACCAATGATTTGAGTTCTAACTGGTCCTTCTGCTGGTAGTAATTCTTTATAAGCTAATGCTTGAAACTGTGTAACCGCTTCAGCGAGCACCGGGTGCGTTGCACCGCTTGCTCCTTTGAAAGGTTCTGTTCTGTCATCGTAATTAAAACCTAATAATTCTAATCCTGATGTATAAGTTCTTTCCCAATCTTTTCTTGAAGATTTGTAATCCATGTAATTTTCATACATCTTACTTCCTAACGGATCTAATACATCGTCAGGTAACAGTTCAGCTAAGTTTGCAAAGTGTCCTTCGTCTTCTCCAGGACTTCCAGCTTTTGGATCGAAGTCGACATCAACACTACCATCTTCGTTTTCTTGAACTTCAACCGGACCTTTTGTTTCTGGTTGTTGTTCAAGTTCAACTTGAATATCTTCTTCACTAGGAATGTTAATTTCTTTTCTTACCTCGTTGGGTAAAACTTTATCTGTTGCCATTTATTTCTCCAATCAAACTGTCTTAACAGTATTATTCTTAATATTCAACCCTTGTGGATTAGGTCCTCTTTTTGGCGGTGGTCCTGATTTCTTGCCTCCCGCTCCTAATGGCTTGTCTATCAAACCTCCTAATTTCATTTCTTTTCTCATTTCTGCTGCAACTAAACTTGCAGCGGATTCTTCTGACATAGCACCAAGCATATCAAACACACGTCTTTCAAATTCTTTTCTTTTTGCTGCACTAAAATTTTTTGTATATTGATCTGTTACGCTTGACATTAGTAATAAGTCCTTTTCGTTTTTATAATTTTTTCTTCAACATAATCTTCAGGATGTGGTACTAACCCTCCCTGTCTAAACCGCATCACAGCTTGAGTCATACTATCGACCAAGTCATCATGATCTCCATATGGAAAAGCTGCACACTCTTCAACAACCTCTTCTGCAAATTTTTCATCTGGTGCCCATATCATACCACTTTCAAACAAAGGTGCAACTGCATTTACACGAGCATGCTTATCATTTCCTTTTGAAGGTGTATAATTAACCACCGGTATACCCATATTCCTTAACTCGTAGGTCAAAGGTAATCCACTAGCTTTCGCCTCAATCAATACCGTTTCTGGCTTCCAGTAATCATATTGCTCTTTAGCAACGCGACGAAGTTCGGGGAACTCGTATCGACCTTTAAGTGCATCGACAAGTATTAACTGTTGTGGACTATCTTCATTCTCACGAAATACACCCCACGTAGTAATAGCAGAGTAATCCGCTGTCTCTTTTTTCATGAATGCAGTATCATAGGATTGTATAACGTGTTCTAAAGGTGGCATAGTTTCTTTGTCCCAAACGTTCCACCACTCACGTTTAATGATTGCACCTTCTTCACTAGTTGGATTTTGCATCCACTGCGCATTCCATTTACCAACTGATAGCGATGCTTTAACAGTCTCTAATTCTTTTAGCTGCCAATACTCAGGCCAGACAGGTTTATTACTTGGCATGATTGCAGGAAACTCTATCAGCTCCCACTGATCAGATTTTGCTTCCTTTTGATGTTTTAATAATTGTCCTGTTAGATCTTTAACATTCCATCTTGTCATTACACAAACGATTGCTCCACCTGGCTGCAACCTTTGACGTGGACCTGATGTATACCAATCATACGCTCGCTCTAAAGCGGTCATGTTCATAGCATCTTGTTCTGAGTGTGGGTCATCGATAATAAGTAAATCAGCACCACGACCTGTTATTGCTCCACCAACACCAGATGCAAAGTACTCGCCGCCTTGCGCTGTTTCCCAGCGACCCGCTGCTTGGCTGTCTTCCCTTAATCTTGTCTCAAAAACTTTTTTATAATCTTCACTATCCATTAATGTTTTAGCTTTACGCCCGAACCTGATTGCAAGTTCACCGGTGTGGGTAGTTTGAATTATTTTTAATTTTGGATTACGCCCGATCATCCAAGCGGGTAGCAAGGAGCTAGCGAACTCTGACTTTGTATGTCTTGGTGGCATATTAACAATCAATCGCTTGATCTTGCCTTGTGCAATCTGGTTAAACTTATCTCCAATAATCTTATGGTGTCTACCTTCTATAAACTCTGGCCACATATGTTTAGCGAATGACAGGAAGTCGTCCTTGACTTTGAGGATCTTTTTCTTTTCATCGAGCTTCAGGTACATCTTCATGAAGTCTTTCTTCACGTCAGGCGGGAGCTTTTTTATCTTGTCTAAATCAATTTGCATTTTGAAAAAAATTTTTTGTAAAATTTTTTGGTTAATGTTTCCAACGATTGTTATTGTATTCCTTATTGTTTTACAAAGCAATAATGATTTTGGGGAGGTAAACCCTGTAAATCCGACATTATATACTAACATTTAGTTACATACTAAC